TGCAACGAGTGCAAGTCAAAGTCGAAGCGTGGGAAGAAGGCCGCACTGGAAGTTGATGAGTGAGGAGGGAGTCATGAGCGTGCGAGAGGAACGAATCGTTACGTGCGACGTGTGCGGGGAGCGAGTGAAGTTTGACACGGGGTGCCGGATGGGCGGGCATGTCATCATTCAGCACACCGCGATACTGCCCAACAGCTTCACGACCTGCGAGCAGACCGTGGACTACTGCGAGGCGTGCTTCGGCGCGGGGCGAGTGGGTGTCTTCGTAGACCATGTGCTCGCCGAAAGAAACATGAGGGGCGAGTCAGGATATCCATACGGGAGTAGGAGGGAGTCATGAAGGACGTTTGGGTATGGGCGCTCGGGATCGTGAGCGGGATAGCGCTTGCGATATTGTTCCCGATCAAGTGGCTGCTCGCGGTGGTGCTGTGCGGGCAAATGATCGACGTAGCGACGTGGCTGCGGAAGCGCAGGCGTCGGAAGCTGTGGAAGGCGAGGAGGGAGTCATGAGCGAATGGGTGAAGTACGACGGCACGAACCCGCCGACGGACACGAGCAAGCATGTGTTTTTGCAATTCAACAACCACGTATATGCGATGCGGGCGGGAGTATGGACGGAGCCTGCGTTTCACGAATACTGCTTTGCGGTGGCCGCAAAACCGGTGCGGTGGTGTTACCTCGATCCTGTCGAGCCGGAACCCGAGATGCCGGATGTGGTGTGGATCAGCGGATGGAATCTTCCTGACGGAGAGGGCCACTGGGTGAGGGAGGAGATCATCCACGGAAGTGGGCGGAATCGCTACCGCCGGTGCGTGGAGATAACACCGGTTTTGTTGGGCCATGTGGAATCAGTACTGTGCGATAGGACTTGTGGGAAATGTAGTGCGCAGATGATGATGGCCGACCACTTCTGCCCCCGATGCGGTGCCGAGGTGAAGCGATGACCCTCGCAGCGCTCTACGTCGCCCTCGCGCTTATCGCGGGGAGCTTGACGGTACTCGCCATCTGCCTTCGCGTACGCGACAATCGGGCAGGGAAGCATCGGTGACCTATCACCGGCCACAAGCATCCGACGCAAAAGCGCTTGACCGCGAGGAGGTGAGGGTGTAGAGTTAATTAACCGGCGCGTTGTGCCGGGAAGTCCATATTTCGTGAGGAGGTTCCCGATGGGAATCACAAAGATCAAAGCCATTGAGCTAGTGTTCGACTGGAGCTTGTGGCCGAGGCAATCGGCGCAGGTACTCGATTCGACCAACGTAGCGCGAATGCGAGCGGCGTTACGTTCCGGCTATTCCCTCCCGCCTGTCGTCGCCAACAAAAAGGATCTGCGCATTGTAGACGGTTTTCACCGGACGAGAGCCGTTCTTGACGTGTTCGGAGAAGACACCGAAATCGATGTCGATCTACACGACTTTGCTACCGACGCCGAGATGTTTCTTGCGGCAGGGGCCTATAATTCGCAACACGGGCTTGTCATGGGTCCGAAGGATCGGGCGCATTTCATCATCCGTGCACGGAAGTACAAGATCCCTCCGGCTGCGATCGCCGAGGCCTTGCACATGGATCCGGAAGTCATGAAAGAGTTCGTCAAGAGCCGATCGGCGAAGACGCAGAGCGGAGAAACTATCCCGCTTCCAGCCGGGGCTCGCGGTCTTGCCGGAAAGACGCTGACAGATTCACAAGAGCATTATGCGCGGACTGCGAACGGATGCCTTCCTGAGATGTACGCTTACATGCTTTTGAATGCGCTCCGGGCAGAAGCGCTCGAACTCACTGAAAAGACAACGGCGAAACTCCGGGAACTTCACACGGCGATCGGCGTTATTCTTGACGAGGTGGCATGATGAAAGATGCCATTCGCAACTCGATTAAGATCAACATGCGAGCGTACTACGATTATCAGGATGAGCGCATTGCGCTTGATGGGCGACTTGGAATCAAGAAAGACGGCGAGGCAAAGGCGGGAGCTCCGGAGACGGATGAAACCATGATGCTTGTCCTTCGAGAGAGGCGTCAAAGCATTTTCGCTTTCGAGGAGGCGCTGTTCAAGGATCTCGCGAAAGAAGTTCATACGCATCCATTGTGGATCGCCTTTCTTGCCGACGCGAAAGGAGTCGGCGAGTCGGTCGCGGCCGTGCTCATATCTGAGATTGACATTGAACGTGCTACTACGGTGTCGAAGATATGGCAGTTTGCCGGGCTGAATCCCGGTGAGGTATTCGGGAAGCTCGCCAAAGGCAAGGGAAAGGAACGGAAACTGATTCCGACTACCGACAAGATCCGGGGTGACAAGCGGACGAAAGGCTACCTCTGTCCGTACAACCAATTTCTGAAAGCAAAGCTATGCGGGGTGCTTGGACCGTCGTTCTTGAAATGCAATTCTCCCTACCGGGAGTACTACGACAACATGAAGCATCGTCTTGAGTCCGCGGAGTGGGGGACGGCGAGCAAGAATCCGACCGACAAGGCGCGACCGAAGGCGGGGCATCAGCACAAGGCCGCGACGCGGTACATGGTCAAGATGTTCCTCCGAGACCTGTACGTCGCATGGCGGACACTCGAAGGCTTGCCGGTGCGGGAGCCGTATCAGAGCGAGTATCTCGGGAAAAGACATAGCGCGTAATGAATAAGCTAGGAATAGCGAGAAACCCAGATTACGCGAGCGAGCCATCCCCCGCCGAGCCACCCGACGCGCGCGAGCGAGCCGATGTACCTGAGAAACCCTAAGTGAGCGAGCTAGCCATGAGTCTAGAGAAACCCATCGGTAAAGAGCGAGCCAACGTTACCGAGTAACCCATGTAGCCCGAGCGAGCCGGTTTGGCGATAGGAGGGAATTACGAGCCGTCACATGGCGCGATACTATGATGTCGTCCTGATCATGCCGAAGCAAAACGACCCCAACGTTCGCACGGCATCCGGCTGTCGGGGCGAGTGGTTCGTCCATGTCCGGCCCTGCCCAGAGTGTCACGCGAGGATGTTGACCGATCACCACGGGAGCTATCACTGCAATCTTTGCGGATATCACGCAGACGGGGTTGACAAAAACAAAAATAGGGCGGTAGCACGAGTCATGGAGGACCATAGATGAAAAGATGGATCTTGTTTTTGGTAGTGCTCTTCATCGCCGGTTCGGTATTCGGAGCTGGACTACAGGAGGAGCGGACGATCACGCTCTTGCACGGCGGCAATCCCGATCTCGGCGGCTGGACCCGATACGACGACGCGGCCGAGAGGATGCGGGCAGACTTCCCTGGCGTGACGGTGGAGATGCTGCAGATTGATCTGTCCACCGGCTCAGCGCTCACGATGGTTGCGCTCAACGCCGCGGGGGACACTCCGAACATCTACGTCGATTTCATCGGGAGAGTTAGCGAGTCTCTTGTCTCGGAGTTCGCGCTCCCGCTCAACGGCTACATCCGCGACCTCGACCAATACGTCGACCTTAGTCCATACACGCGCGATGGCAAGGTACTCGGACTCCCCGACGTAGGCGGAGCTCAGGGCATGGCGGTCAACATGGAGATCATGCGGGAGATCGGGTTTACGCCTACCTGGGACTGGACCATCGAGGATTTCCTGAAGATGGCCGAGCTCGTGAAGCAGAAATACGGCGGTGAGAAGTGGGCAACGGGGATGTTCGCTGCGAATCAATCCGGCGACTACCTCATCAACAACTGGTTTGCGAGCTTCGGAGCGGAGTACTACGCGGACGGGTACGCCATCACGACCATCGACAAGGGCGGCGCGAAGGCATACGAGTTTTTCCAGACGCTGGTTCGCAACGGCTACATCCCGCCCGACGCGGCGACGCTGACCGATGACGACTACGTGTTGCAGTGGGCACGGGGCGAACTCGCGGCGACCGCTTTCTTCCCGGCGTGGATCAAGCCGTACTTTGACACCGTGTTTAGCAACGGGACCGGGAAACCATTTGACTATCAGTTTTTCCCGTTCCCGGGAGGTGCCCCGACCTACGTGAGCGCCGCGGCGTTCGTCGTGCACAAGACGGGTACCGAGGCCGATAAGTGGGCTGCGCGATTCGTCGAGTACGCCAACGGGGTCAAATTTCAGGAGTACGCCACGCTCATGGGAAACGTCCCTTCGCGGCGTGACGCTCGATTCCTCAAGGACGATCCGCGGGTAGCGGAGACGGCGCGGATCATGGCCGACTTCGGGGTGTTCGATTTCGGTTCGACGATGCCGTTTTTCGCGCGTACCAGGCCGCAGCACTTCCCGATTCTTCAACGGGTGCTCAAGCTCGAGGTGACGCCTAAAGCTGCGATCCGCGAGTACGCCGAGGCGATCAACCGGGCAATCGCCGACGAATGAAGTACTTGCTGTTGGCACCGTCGCTCGTCGCGTGCGCTCTGTTCGCGATTTGGCCTGTGGGCGAACTCGTTGTCATCAGCTTATACAGGACCAACTTCATAGTCAGCCGGTTCGTCGGATTTGCGAACTACGCGCGAGCATTCGGCGACCCGGTTTTTTTGCGGTCGATGCTCAACAGCCTGTGGTATGCGATCGGGATGGTGACGCTATCGGTGGGGGGCGCGGTGACAATCGCGCTCCTCGTCATGCGTGAGCGGAAACGATGGCACGATGTGATCCGAGTGCTCATGTACCTCCCTGTGGTAGCTGCGGGAATCATCATCTCGCAGGTGTGGCGGTGGATCTTCCACTCGCAAGGGCCGATCAACTGGATTCTCGGGATGCATGTGCAGTGGTTTGCGCAGGGGGTGACTGCCATACCTGCGATCGTGCTGATCGTGGCTACGACCGGACTCGGAGGCGTGCTCATCGTGGTGCTTGCCTCGATCCTCGGGATCGACACGAGCATCTACGACGCGGCGGTGATAGACGGGGCTCCGTGGTGGATGATCAAGCTGCGGATAGTACTCCCGATGATCTCGCGGACGATAGGGGTGCTGGTACTACTCACGGTGGTCGCGGCTCCGCAGGTGTTCGAGACGATCTACGCGCTCGCTCCGTTCGAGTACGCCGCGACTATGGGATGGGTGATCTACCGCGAGGCTTTCGTGATGTCGAGGCATGGACCGGCCGCGGCGATGTCGATGATCTTGCTCGTGATGATGATGGGCGTCGCGCTCGTGAGACAACGGGTGCAGCGGTGAACCGAGCAGTACTTGTCGCCATCATCGTCGTGATGCTACTCCCTGTGTGGTTTCTCATCGTGGGATCGTTGACGGAGATGCGGGGGCTGTTCATTATGCCTCCTCGTTTCTGGCCTCGGATGCCGACGCTGGACAACTACCGATGGGTGACGTCGCATCCGGTTCTGCTGTGGGCGCGGAACTCCGGCATTGTGCTCGCGATGACTGTTGTGCTCGCGGTGGCGGTATCGGCAAGCGGCGGGTACGCCTTCGCGTTCTACTCGTTCCGGTGCAAGCGGGTGTTGTGGGCGCTTCTTTTGTCGGGAGTGATGGTGCCGCGGATGTCGCTTATCATCCCGCTATTCGTGGTCATGCGGAAGCTCGGGGTGGCGGGGACGCTATGGTCGGCGGTGCTCCCGCTGTGCTACATGCCGATGGGTCTTTACCTGGCTCGCGCGTATTTCGAGACGGTCCCGAAGGGCGTGATGGACTCGGCGCGGATCGATGGGGCGAACGACTTGCAGATCCTGCTACGGATAGTCGCGCCGATCAGCCGCCCGATTATAACGGCGATCGCGTTGTTCTCGGGGCTCGGGGCGCTGGGCGATTATCTGTGGCAACTCCTGCAATTGCAACGGCCCGACGTGCACACGCTTTTGATCGGGCTTATGCGAGCGGCGATGAGCAGGGGCGGGGGTGAGGCGACCGTGAACCCGATCGGGTACTCACTTGCATCCGCGGTGGTGTTGGCGCTACCGATGCTTGCGATATTTCTCATCGCCAACAAATATTTTGTGACGGCTCTCGGGGGAGCCGTGAGGGAGTAGAGTATGCAACCTGTTGTGGCTATCGTCATCGCTCGCGGCGGATCGAAACGGGTGCCGCGGAAGAACGTGAAGAACTTTTGCGGCCATCCGCTTGTGGCGTGGTCGATCGTGCAGGCGATCAACTCGCGGACGGTGGATCGGGTAGTGCTGTCCACCGACGATGATGAGATCGAGGAGATCGGGTGGCGCTACGGTGCCGAAGTGATTCGTCGGCCGAATTGGCCTGACGCTGATCTTGTGGCCGCGAACCGTCCACTCCTCCACGCTATCGAGGTGCTCGAGGCCGACATCGGGCTCGACTGGACGATGGCGACTTTGCTCCCGACCTCGCCGATGCGGAAGCCGGACGATATCGACCGGGCGGTGAAGCACTGGCACAACACGGGTGGGCAGGTTTCGGCGATGCATCGCAACCGCGAGACGTTCATCTACCGCGACAAAGGCGGGATCGTGGCGGAGGCTATTCTCACCGACAAGTACAAACGGCATTTTTCGCTCGCCTCGGGAGTCGTGACGGTAAACCACCCGCGGTGGTACCAGTGGTTTACGCATCAGCTTCCATCGGACCACGACGAGGATCTCGACAGCATGGTCCTCGAATCGAGGGACGCGCCGAACAACCAGATCTATTACATCGAGGTGGAGGCGTGGCAGGTACCGGAGACAGATACGTTCACCGAGTTCGACTTGTGCGCGCTCATCATGGAGCACTACATACTCGACGGAAGAGGGATGGAGGTCTATTATGACTATAAGTGAGAAGATCGCGGTTGCTATACAGCAATTCGCGAGTGCGATTGGGTATCGATACGGGCGGTACGAGTGCCCGAAGTGCGCGGCTCCATTGTCAGGGGCGGGATGGAGGAAACCGAATCGGGTGATTCCTAATTGCTCCGTCTGTGGCACCGTGACGAAGTTCGTGGAGGAGCAGTGGGAGGCGACCTACTATGAGTGAGCACATCGGTAACCCGGACCGGTTCGCCCCTGGGGAGCGCCGACTTCATGACGACGAGATTGCCAAAAAGTTCGAGGACGGAGGCCGGAAACCCATCCCCGAAAACGAGATTACCGCCGACATGGTGGCGTTCCAAGTGGCGACTATCAACAAGATTCTCCCCCGCGAAATGGTGTCCGCCTTCGGCAATCACTATCTGCTCTATAAGGATATGCATCGAGACGAGTGGGCGAAGCCGCTGGCCGTGCTCTCCCGGTGCGCGGATGAGATCGGCGAATCGTTGCGGTACTACTTCCGGGGTCGGCACCAAGCCCACGATCTCCCGCAGGGGAACCACTCGGGGCCATGCATTATCATCGGCTCAGGGTGCTCGCTCAACGATGCGCTCCCACACCTGCGCAAGTGGGGGGGGGGGCTTATCTGCTCATCCTCTCACGCATCGACGCTACAGAAGTACGGAGCTCCGCCCAAGCATATACTGAACTTCGATCCGTTCAGCGCCGTGGAGGAGTTCGACGCCAAGCCCTACGACTACGCGAAGACGGTGATGATCACGCATACCGGGATAAATCCCGCCCTCCACGACTGGTGGAAGGGAACGAAATATTTGTACCGGGTCTACGATCCGGCGGTTTATTTCTACGCCTACGCGCTCTCGACCGGGTATAACTGGATCGAGACGCAAATGCAACCGTTCTCGCATTCGATTCCGATGCAGATGGCCGCGGCCAATTTCATGGGCTACTCGCCGCTCATCCTCATGGGATGCGATCAGTGCTACCACGAGACGGTGCGGTTTGACGCATGGCACTACCAAAAGCCTACGGGGGAGAAGCGCAAGCGCTGGGTACTCTCGCCGGGCGAGCCGACGCAGAATGCCCAGAATACCAACCACATCCGGATCACGACGGCGGGTGGGCGATTGACCGATTACGTGATGACCCACTACCGCACGACGACGGTAGCGATGTCGTGGGTCGACAACATGCACGTCGTAGACGCATCGGATGGGCTACTCGACGGGTTGTATCCCAAGGCGGATATCCGGGAGGTCATCGAGACGCAGGGGGCGAAGATCCGGCCGCAGGCGCGGAGCACTCGGGAGCGCCTCGAGCCGTGGCTGGCGGTCAAGCAGCACTACTTCGTGCCGATGTTGGAGGGTCACAAACTCGTGGTCGCGCAGAACATGGTGCACCTCGAGGGGATGGTGCGGATGCTGCATGACACCTACGACCCGACGATAGACGTTGCTGCGATCATGATGCGCTTCCGCAATGTGCTCGAGGAGGGCGAGACGAAGTGCGCCGACGGGACATACGGGCGTGCGGGACTGACGCAATAGCCTGAAATCGACCACCTGATTGCGGTATCTTGCAATTTCTCGTGTAGTGGCGTATCTTTTTACGTAGTGGCGGGCGGCAGACCATCCGGTTACAAATCAGATACTCCCGAACGCGCCTACTGGATGGCACGCGCCGGGCTAATCGACGCCGAAATTGCAGAAGAGCTCAAGGTATCAGTAGCCACAGTACATAACTGGAAAAATAAGCATCCCGAGTTTATCGACGCCTTAAAAAGAGGCAAGGCTATCCCCGATGACAAAGTAGAGTTGTCGCTGTATCAACGCGCTCTCGGATATGAGTACGTGGAGACTACCCGAGAGGCGAAAGAGGGCGAGTTGGAGGTCACTAAGACGGTGACCAAGCAACAGGCTCCAGACGTGATCGCTCAGATCTTCTGGTTGAAGAACCGGCGACCTGAGCGGTGGCGGGACGTGCAGAGGGTAGAGCACAGTGGAAACGTCGAAAGCTCAATCACCATCGTCCGTAGTCATTAACCTACTCCCGAAGCAGGACGACTTCCTCTTCTCTCAGGCGAAGTACCCGGCGTTCATATCGGGGCTTGGCGCGGGGAAGACATACGCAGGTAGTCTAAAGGCCGTGATCAAGATGGAGGAGGGCGAGGACGGGGTGATAGTAGCCCCCACCTACCCGATGCTTCGAGACGTAACGCAGAAGACGTTCCTCTCGATCCTCGACGCGGCCAACTACAAGTACGAGTACTACAAGACAGACGGGATCCTCGAGCGCAAGGGCGCCACGGTAATGTTCCGCTCGTCCGACAATCCCGATCGGCTTCGCGGGCCCAACCTCAACTGGGCGTATCTGGACGAAGCGGCGCAGATGCGCGAGTCGATGTGGAACGTCATCCTCGGGCGGCTTCGGGTAGGGCACAAGCCGCAGGCGTGGATCACCACGACTCCGGCCGGCTACAATTGGGTCTATCGCCGATGGGTAGAGAAGGGCGACCCCGCGTATCAGATCATCCACGCATCGACTCGTGAGAATACCTATCTTCCGAGTGAGTACGTGGCCGACCTCGAATCAAACTACGTCGGAGAATTTGCCAAGCAGGAGATAGAGGGCGACTTCGTGGCTTTTGAGGGGCTTGTATATCCCGACTTCTCCCGCAACCTGCATCTCCTCAAATCGTTCGCCATCCCCGAGAGTTGGCCGAGATACCGGGCGCTCGATTACGGCTACACCAATCCATTCGTATGTCTGTGGGCGGCGCTCGACGAGGACAAGCGGATTTATATCTACGCCGAGCACTACCAGCCGAAGACGCTCCTGAAGGACCACGCGAGCATGATCAAGGCGCGTACCGGGCACGTGCAATGGACCGTCGCCGATTGGGATGCGCAGGACAACGCCGAGATGGGGGCCCTGGGTATCCCTACCAACCGGGCGCGCAAGGAAGTTCTCGTCGGGATCCGCAAGGTCATGGCGCGACTCGTGAAACAGTCCGACGGGAAGCCGCGGCTGTTCATCTCCTCCGACTGCCCGAACCTAATTCGCGAGTTCGGGTTGTATCGGTGGAACGAAACGAAGGAAGGGCGCAACGACAAAGAGGAGCCGGTCAAGGAAAACGACCACGCGATGGATGCGCTACGATATCTGATTATGGAGGTGGATGCCGGTGGCTTTATTCTCGTATGACCGCGCGGCGAACCTGATCCGGGTCAACCTCCCGTCTATCCGCATCACGCGGCCGCCGAAGGAGAAGTCGACCGCAACCGAGCTTGCCTACCTCCTCGGTCAGATCGATGACGACGACTCGGGGAGTGTGCGGGTATCGGCGAATCCCTACGGACAGATATCATGGGTCAACATCGCGGTGACGAAGATCGCGCAGCACATCGCAAGGGCCCGTTTCGACATCCTGCGTGGCGAAGCGGTAGTCGAGAGCGGACCGATACATGACCTGTTTCGCGACGTGAATCCGTTCCTCTCGCGCTCGCAACTGTGGGAGTCGACGACCTCGTGGCTGATGATGCGGGGTGAGGCGTTCTGGCTTCCCGGCCTTGGGGAGCAGCTTACCGATATTCTCTACGTGGTTGACCCCTCGACGATGAAAGAGCGTGTGAGCGAGTCGGGTGATATCACGATGTGGGAGTACAAGATCGATAACAGGACCATCCCATATCTCCCCAAAGAGCTCATCCATTTCAAGCTCTGGAACCCGTGGTCTACGCGCCGGGGCGTGAATCCTCTGCGGGCAATGAAGATGGACCTGAGCATGGTGGTCAACGCCACTCAAGCGAACCTTTCCATGCTCACCAACGGGGGTGTGCCCAAGGGCATACTCGAAAGCGATAACCCGACGCTCGACGAGAACCAGGCGAAGGAGATCAAAGAGCGCTGGCAGAAAGAGCACGGGGGCTCGAAGAGGCGCAACGGGATATCGGTGCTCGGCGCCGGGGTGAAGTACCAGCAGATCCAGATGTCGCCCGAGGACATGCAGTTTTTTACCCTGATGAAGTGGGGGCGGCAAACCATTCTTGCTCGGTATGGGGTTCCGCCGGCAGTGGCCGGGGTGTACGACGAGGGTAGTGCTCTATCGGGGAAAGACACCGGCGAGCAGATGCGGAACTTCTGGGAGGGCACGATCTACCCGCTGCTTCGGTTCTTTGAGGACAAGCTCGATACTGAGTTTTTCTCCCGGTACGGGTTTGCGGAGATCGGGCGCTTCAACATCGATCATATCTCGGAGCTGCAGGAAGACCGGAATGCACTCTCCGAGCGGCAACGGGCCGACGTCGCCGCGGGGCTCAGGACAATCAACGAGGTTCGATCAGATCGCGGGGAGGATCCGGTTCCGTGGGGCGACACGTGGTGGATGCCGCTTTTGCTACAGCCGGTCTCCGACTACGATGCCGCGCCTGATCCCATCGAGAGCGAGCCTATCAAGTACTGGGATGCGACGGTAACGGTCGCGGCGATGCTCGAGCACAAAGCGTCGTGGACGCCCGAGTACAAGGACATGCACTGGAAGCGGGTCACGCGGACATGGGCAAAGGTGGAGGCGCAGTATCGGAAGGAGTTGCAGGATTGGGTATTCGCGATTCGCGCGCGGACGCTGAATATCGCGAGTCGGGAGAAGCGGGGCAAGGCTCCGTCTGCAGCCGTGATAGACGAGATACTCGACGAGGGCTGGTGGGCTGCGGCGGAGTCGGAGTTGCGAACGCTTACCGCCAAGCGATATCGGGAGGCGATCGCTGCTACTGAGCCCCACGTGCGTGATGTGCTGTCGGCCGCGGGAGTGGCGCAAAGCGCGTCGTGGTCGATTTTCAACACGCGTGCGGTGGAAATGCTGAACGCTCGGTTGGAGAAGATCGGACGCATCACCGAGACCATCCGCAACGACACGCGTGATGTGCTCAAGCGGGCGGTAACCGACGGGCTCACCGACGCCGAGGCCGCCGAGAAGTTGGGCACGCTGTACAACCAAGCCAAGGTCCGGTGCAACACCATAGCGCGGACCGAGATTGGCGGGGTGGTCAATGACGCCGAGATCGCGAGTTACCTTGATTCCGGGTTTGAGTATCATTCGTGGCTCGACTCGCGCGATGCCGATGTCAGGCCGAGCCATCAGATATCGGAGACGGTGCGCATCGGCGAACCGTTTTCCAACGGGCTACGATGGCCGCACGACGAAACGGCTCCGGTTGAAGAGGTCGTGAATTGCAGATGCTTAACACTACCCGAGAAAGGGGAGGCTTAACATGAACGTACTGTTCAAAGGCGCAGCGGGATACGAGCCGCACGAGGTCACCGAGCAGGAGTTGGTAGCGTGGTTCGAGGAGCACACGAAGGACGGAAGAGTCGAAGAGGACATCGTGATGTTTCACGACGCAGAGCTCAAGGCGGACGGCTCACGGGTGCGGTTTGTTTTTAGCGACGGCTCGATGGATTCGGACTTCGAGCGCATCGACCCCACGGGGTGGAAACTCAACGGCTACCGGAAGAATCCCATCGTGCTGTGGTCGCATGATTGGATGCGGCCGGCCATCGGGCGGAGCGAGAAGGTCAAGGGCTCCGACAAGGATCTTACGGGTAGCGTCGTGTTCGACGAGTCGGGACTCGACCCGTTTGCGATGATGATTGCGAGCAAGGTCAAGAGCGGGATCATCACCAAGGGCTCGGTCGGATTCAAGCCCCTGAGGATCGAGCTCATCGACGACAAGAAAGACCCGACGCGGCTGGTGCACCGGGAGCAGGAGCTCATGGAGTTCTCGATCGTCAACATCCCCGCAAACATCAACGCGGGCGTGGTGGAGGATAGCGCGGACGATAGTGAGATACTTGCACGGAGCCACATATTCGCGTATGCTGATACTGAGCAGGAGCGCAAGACCAGCGCGGAGGACCATCCCAGTCCCGACCCCGTTGACAAGCCCAGTCAACTGAGTGGCCTGTTCGGATCACCGAAACACATAGGAGATATGTTTACCCATGAAAACTGAAATCAAGAGCGAACAGGATGTCAACGAGTTCGCCAAGGAAGCCAACGCGGAAGTAACCGCGCTGAAGGCCGCGAACGTCGAGAAGGACACGAAGCTCGCCGATGTCGATGCGCAGCTCAAGTCGATGGCCGAGAAGTTCAAGACCATCCAGGTCCAGCTCAAGGACGCTCTTTCGATCGAGCGTGACGACAGCGAAGAGGCGAAGCTCTACAAGCTCGGCTCGTTCGTCAAGGCGCTCTACCGCAAGGACGGCGGTGAGGCCAACCGGCTCGGCGGTATCCCGACCATCAACTCGGAGACCGAGGGATTCAAGGTGCGTCCGGGATTCGAGGCTCGGTACAAGGCGCTCCACGACCGCTTCTGGTTGAAGGCGGCGCTTTCCTCAGACCCGATGACCTCGGACGACAGCGACGACTCGGACTTCTTCGGGTCATACCTCGTGCCTGTGGACATCCTGCCGGAGGTGATGCGGATAGCCGAGGAAGCCTCGGCGATGATGAGTCTCGTGACCTCGCGACCGGTGCGGGGTATCACGACCACGGTGCCGACCACGACCGATGCCCTCACCTTCACCCGGCTTACCGATCAGGAGACCGCAGCGACCGAGGACACGTGGACCTGGACCAAGGCGACGCTCACCGTCTACGACTACGCGACGTGGATCGCGATTACCGAGGACATGGATCAGGATTCGCTGATCGCCCTCGGAGCGTTCATCCGCGCGATGGTCGGCGAGGCGTGGGGGACGAAGTTCGATACCCTGGCGCTGTCCGACTCCACTACCGGAGCCATGGCCGCGAGCGGGATCAACCAGGTGACCATGGGCGCCGGGGATGTTGCGTTCTCGAGCCTGACCACCGACTACCTCGACCAGATGATCACCGAGCTCACGACTCGTGGGAAGCGTCGGGGTGCGCGGTTCTTCATGTCGCCCTCGGTGTGGGACTACCCCGCCAACGAGGTCGACGACAACGGCAACTACAAGATCCGCCGGTTCTCCGACGCGGAGCCGCTCCAGGTTCGGGGATATCCTGTCACGCTCACCGACGGGATGCCCGACATCAGCGACAGCGCCGTGTCCACCGACTTCGTGGCATTCGGAAACCCGACGTACATCCTCAACGGCAACCGGCTCGGGCTCGAGTTCAGGATCTACGACCAGACCGAGTCAAGTATGAAGTACTCGCAGATATACCTGCGGGCTCGCGTTCGGCAGGCGTTCACTCTCGCCATCCCGAGCGCGTGGTCGAAGCTCACCACGGCGGCTGTGTAAGCCCTAAACCAATAGGAGGTTTATTGTGGGAAGCAATGCGTATGTAAGGGCAGTCGGGTCGCTCGGCTACAAGACTGAGGCGGCGGATACTGCGATCGTCCAGAACATCCCGGCTCGATCGGGAGAGCGGATATCTATTCGCGCCTTCGCATTTACTTGCGGAGCGACGGCTGGGAGTGCGTACTTCATGTCGCCCTTGGGATCGTCCACGATCACCACGGCGGTGGCGTCGGGCGCAACGACCGGGTTTGTGGCGACCGCAGAGCCGCAAACTGCGGCAAACCCGCTTGCCTCGGGTGACTATATCGCCATCCAGAAAACCAATGGCGATTGGTATTTCGGGATCGTGGCGACTGGCCTGTTCACCGGGTTCTCCGTCACGGCGGCCGCTGGATCTCCGGGGGCTATCTCTGCGGGAGCGTCCATCTACGGATTCGGGATTGCGACCGACTCCGGGCACATGCGGGTACTGCTGACGGTATCGGTGCAGACCGCGCGCAACAGCGAGGGCGGTGGGCTGATCTACGGCGGAGGTAAGGGGGAGCCGATGGTCGTCTACCACGCCAACGACGCGGCGGCTGCAGGGTCTCAGGACTACGTAGTCTTCGACTACATCAACAAGTAACGGAGTTGGGGGCGGGCTTCGGCTCGCCCCTTCCGGGAGAATCGAATGAAGGTGAAACGAGCGATATCGGTCGTGTACGACGGGAAAGAGATCAGACTCAAAGCGGGGGATGCAGTGCCCGAGCATCTGCTCGAGCGCATCCCGGCTGAGTACCTCACCGAGAAGTACGCCGATAAGGTCGTGAGGTCGGCGAAGTAAAAGTGTCCTACACCGCAGCGATAGATACAGTCAACACGCTCCTCAGCGCAACGCTCCTTGAGATCAAATCGTTTCTTGGGGTTGCGGAGGCCGACACGTCAGAGGACAACACGATCACGGATCTCGTCAACGAGGTCTCGTGGTCGTTCAACCGGGAGTGTGGGAGGCTGTTTTTGTCGCGAGCGGTGACGGAGTACTTCAGCGGCGGCGGTCGGGTCTTGTGGCTGCGTAATCCTCCGGTAACGGGGGTGTCGATCTTCCAGGACTCTGAGCGGGAGTTTGCGGCTTCGACCGAGATCGATGACGGCGACTATGACGTGGACCCGACAAACGGGCGCGTGGAGTACATCGCGGGGGTTTTCCTCAGTGGGCAGCGGATCATCAAGGCGACCTATACCGGGGGATACGCTGACAGCGCGATCCCGTTGGATCTGAGGACGGCTGCAAAAGTCCGGCTATCACGGCTCTACAAGCTGCAGGAGACGGGGGCGTTCGGCACGACATCGCGCTCGGATGACCAAAGCGGACAGACCGGGTACAGGCACGAGCCGTTACCGATCGAGGTTGCGGCTATCAACAAGTACCGATTGTATCGGGGCATTGCATGACGCTTGAGGAACACGCGGCATCGATACGCGCGATGCAGGACCAGATGCCGGACGCGGTCGAGCGAGCGATGAGGCGCGTAGCGATACTCATGATCTCCGACTCGAGGCGCAAGCACTTGCGTGGGCCGAAGATGCCGCGGGGCGTGAGCGGCGGGTTCGACCGCTCAACGCTCGCGTCGAAGCACGGGTTGATCATGCGCATAACGGCGAGGTTCACCCGCACGGCGATAGGGGTGACCGGCGAGATAGGGACCAACCTGACCAACGAGGGCTATTCGTACCCGCGAGCGCATGAGTACGGGATCGGTCGCATGCCGGAGCGTCCGTGGCTGCGGCCGGCCATCGCGGGCAGGCAGGATGAGCTCAATGATGAGATTATCGCGGAGACCATGAAGACCTTGGGACCGAACTACCGATGAGCGTATCAAGCGTCAGGAAGTCGGTGATGGACCGGGTGCTCGCGGCACTCGAGACCATCACGGAGGCAAACGGCTACAACACGACGGTGGGGTCGGTATCCGAAACGCTTAAACAGTACGACCAGATCCCATCGAAAGAGATCCCGTGCCTCATGCCGATCGATGCGGACGAGGTCAGGGGATGGGAGGCGATTTCGGGGCTTGACCTGCGAGCGGAGCTGACGGCAATTATATCGTGCGTCATAAAATCGGGGATGACAAACATCATCGACCGCGGGAACTGTGAGTCGGCGACAGCTCCGATGATGCTCGGCGAGAGCGAGCCGAGCTTGGTGCAATGCACTTTTGCACGCTCGTCTGACTTTGCGCGGAGCGGAACCTACTCATATAAGCTCACTAAGACTATCGCCGCTGGTACGGCGGCGCTTGCTCGACAAACCGACAACGGGACGAACACCGACATGCACGGGGTTGTCCCCGGCGAGATGCTCGATATCGAGTGCTACGTCTATATCCCTACGGCAAGCGGGATAGCAGCGGCTGAGGTGTCGATACAGGCGCAGTACTACGATGGGGCTTGGATATCGCTTGCCACAGCGGACGCGGCGTCGGAGCTCGACGAGTGGGAACGGCTTGCGATATCGGGGATCGTGCCGACGACGGCGACCGGCTTTCAGCTGCGGCTCGAGGTAGAATCCACAGCCGCCCTCAACGAATATTTCTACGTCGATGACCTCCGAGTCGCGCGGCGTAGTATGAGGACGGAACGGCTGGGGCTCATGGTCGACATCGAGAAGTGCCTGTTGAATGATTCAGCGCTCAATGACCTGATCATCGACATCGAACCGATGAACATCATCACGGACAAAGGGACGATCCCCAACTACTCGGTGTGGGATCAGTCCTACAAAATCACGTATTTCTACTCAAGCGCAAACGGAGGATAGCATGGCTGTAATCAAAAAGCACACCGAAGGGAACATGAAGGTCAACTCGATCGAGATCGGCGAGACGGTCTCGGTCACTCTGACTCTCACGCTCAACACGGCGGACACGACAAAAATAGGATCAAGCTGGGAGGATGCCATCGCCCTGCACAAGGGCTGGGAGATGGCGGTGTCGTGCAACTACTCGCCGTTGGATACCGGGCAAGCGGTCATCGTGGGGGCGTCGGTCGGCACCTCTGACGGGTTGACAGGTATCAGCTTATTCGAGGCCACGAGCGGTGACTACACCGCGACCGCGGGGATCCTCACTGCCTACTCGGTTACGAAGGCGGTCGGGTCTCCCGACAAGCTCACCTTCTCCATCCGTGGCAAGTCGCCCCTCGCCCGCACCGCCGGATCTACCTAATGGCCGAGTCCTTCGACGTACCGATCGGGCCGCTTGAGTGGGACATCACGTGCAAGTTCGGCGGCGGTAAGGTGAAGGCGCATCTGCGACAGCTCACGAGCGAGGAAGAGGATTCCTGCTTCGAGTACAGCACCGCTAAGACGATTCGCCTGAACAAAAGCCGATACGTGCGCCTCGGGTGCATGTCGGTTGCGGGGCTCACGGTAAACGGGAAGCCGATTACCAGCGGCGAAGAGGTAAGCGATTCACCTGGGCTTTTTGTTCTGCTCGCCGAGCTGTTCGTCGCGATCCAGAAGGGCTCGGATCTGAGCGAGGCTGAAACAAAAAACTCGTAAGGGGCTTCCGTCTGATTCATGCCGGTACCGACGCGGAGTCCCTATGTGAGAAAGTGCGAGGCCGTTGCACCGGAAAGAGCCGCCTCCCATGGCAGGAAGAGCAGGGGGTGTATATCGATATCTGCCCGGCGGTGATCATCCAGGGGATGACGAGGGCCTACAATATGTGGGCGGGGGTGAAAGATTTCGGTGCGCTTCCGGTGAGTGGAGGGGTTATGCAGCAACCGGCGCGGTGGATGAAAATTATCCGGATATGTGAGAGCGAAAGAAACAGGCGGGTGGAGTCTGCTGATAGCGGGGCGTTCGACGCGGCCTTGGGAGGATAGATGGCACTGTCGAAACAAGGCGATGTCTACGTAAATATCCACTCGAAGACCTCAGGCAGCGTAGGGTCGCTCATGAAGTACTCCGCTGCGGTGGCAGCGGCTACTGCGGCTATAGCCAAGTTTTTTACCGGGGTCAACAAGCTGATCGCGGAGAACACCGAGGCCATGCATTCAAGCGCGAGATTGGCGGCGGCTCTCAAGGCCACGGGAAACGCAGTAGGGATATCTGCAGATGAGATGGCGCGCATGTCAGGGGAGATGGAATCGCTCCTGGCCATAGACGGCGATCTCATTACGAACGCGCAAGGTCTGATGGTCACCTTCACGCAGATAGGGAAAGAGGTATTTCCCGACGCGATCAAGGCGGCCGCCGATATGTCGGCGATGTTCGGTCAGGACTTGCAGCAATCGGTGATTTCACTCGGTACTGCGCTTAACGATCCCATACAGGGGATCGGTAGATTACGACGGATCGGCGTATCCTTTACCGAGTCGCAAAAGCAATCGATAGCGGCCTTCATGGCGCAGAACGATGTGATGTCTGCGCAGAAGGTTATCCTTAACGAGCTTACTCGGGAGTTTGGCGGAGTCGCGGAGGCGATGGCCGGGGTTGATTCGCAAAACAAACAGTTCAGAATCGTCATGGCGAATCTGAGAGAGGAAGGTGGGCGGCTTCTACGGGATTGGCTTGACCCGACGCTTGCTATTCTGACGATATGGGGAAACAAGATACTCGGACTTTCAAAGAACATCAGGCTGTGGAGGGATGACGTAGAGGATCTTGGGGTTGCATTCTCAGAGCTTGAGTTTGGCGACACGGCTACCGTCAAGCACATAACGGAAATGGTAGCCGCGTACCGGGCGGAAATAGCGAAAGGCGGCGCGGCGCTCGCGGAGAACCGTAGATATTTGGCGGCGTGGCTTGAGGAGGCTGTGTTGTTCAACGCGCTACCGGCAGAGGTTGCGGTTTACAACGAGGCCATGCGGAAGGCGATCGAGTTACAGGAAGAGTTTTTAACGCCTGAGACGACGCTACAGGACCAGATCGTGGAACTCGGGCTGCTGCGAAATCAGCTACGCGAACTCGGCTTTGACACGACCTATGTACAAGACGTCATAAACGCGCTGGACGACCTCGAAGAGCCGATAGACAAGGGATCGAGCAAGCTCAAGGAGATGGCGCAGACTCACAAGAACGCTACGATCGCTGCGTTTGACTACGGAGACCAGATCAAGCGCAACATCGAGATTATTAACGAGATGACGGATGCGCTCGCTCCGAATCTTGTGCTACTCGCGGCGGGTGCTGATGTTGCATACGGGGCACTCGAAAAGGCCGGCGGCCCGCTTAAGGCTATGTGGACGTTGGCCAAGGACGATATCTGGCAGAACATGACCGGGTTTATCGAGGCGTGGGGCGCGTCGTTTGTGGACATCGAGTCGGGGGCGGAGCTCGCCAAGGACGCGCTCAAGGGCATGGCGATAGCGGGGCTGCGAGCGATCGGCGAGTACTTGACTGCGCAGGCAGCGCTGTACGGGGCGATGGTGCTCGCGGGTGATCTGACGAAGATCCCGGCCCTTGGGGCTGCGGGTGGTGGAGCCATAGCCGCATATGCTGCAGCCGGTGCTGTGGCTACCCTCGGTGATGGCGGGATAGTGACGAGGCCGACGCTGGCGCTCATCGGTGAGCGTGGCCCTGAGGCTGTGGTACCCCTGAGTGGCGGCGGTGGCTACGGGGGGACTGTCATCAACATCAACGCCGGGTCTGTGATCCATCAAATGCAATTGGAGAATATGATCGCCTCTATCGCGCGGCGGGTGGCTCGGTGAGTATCAGGTCTATTGGGTCGGCGTGGCGCACAAACCAGACGACCGGCGACCCTGGGGCTCGGGATGACCGGGTGCTGATAGGTTTCCGCAATCGGATGTATCCGGACATAGCCCGAGATACGCGCAATTACGTTGACCGCGCGGATTGCGAGTCCACTACAGAGCCGACGCTACGGGGCGAGGCGAACGATATCAATAGCAATACCACGTTTGCGCGTTCCGCTGTGGTCGCGCACGGTGGTGAGTACTCGATGTTGCTTACCAAGACGGCCGCGGCAGGCACCGAGGGCTATACCGCGATACAGGACGGGGTGCTCACTACCGACATGCACGGGTTTGTAGCCGGTGAGACCATCGAGGCTGCGGCATGGGTGTATGTGCCTGCTACCGGCGGGCCTGCGGTGACAGAGGTTACTTTCCGGCTGCAACAATACTATGGGGCGGCGTGGAACGCGACTACGCTCGGGACCGCGAGCGAGCAGGATGCGTGGCACAAGCTCTCGGCGCGGGTGACGCTAAACGTTGCGTGTACTGCGGTCCGCTTCGAGGTCGTGATGGCGTCGACGGCCGAGAATGCGGAGATATGCTACTGGGACAACTTCGACATTCGTCGCTACGCCTCATTCACTCTCGCCCGTGAGGACAACCTGATCGACAGGGGGAACTGCGAAAGCGTGACGGCGCCCGCGATAAACGGCACGACTCCTGCGGCTGCGAGCAACTGCACATGGGCTCGCTCGTCCGACTTCGCGCGAAGCGGCGACTACGCCTACCTCCTTACGAAAACGATAGCCGCAGGAACTGCCGGGTTTGTATTTGTCTCCCCGTCTCAGACGACAAACATGGTCGGATTCAAGTGCGGCGAGACAGTAGAATTCTCAGCGTATGCATACGTCCCGACGGCTTCCGGAATTGCGCTAAGCGAGTGCGGCTTCCAGGTCGAAGAGTATGATGCAAGCGTGGCGGCGTGGTCGGCTCTATTGACTGTAACCGCAGCAGCGGGGGCGCTTGATTCGTGGGTTCATATATCGGGTACGTTTACGATCCCATCTGACGATGTGACAGGGATTAGATTGTATTTCTACGCTGCCTCCACCGCCGCTCTCAACGAGTACTTCTACGTCGACGACATCAAGGTCTCACGGCACTCGGTCCCCGGTTCGCACTACCTCAGCGGCGGGTACACCGAGCATCTGTGCCCGCTCACCGAGACCGGGACGTTGCGCATCAAGTTCAGCCCGACGTTCGCGTATGACACGGCGGTTGTTACGCAAAGGTTATTCGGGTGGACCGGGGGTGTGAATAGATACTTCTACGCAATATACGAGGTCGCCTCAGATAAGTTCGGAATCTTCTTCAACGACCTCGGGACGGTCCAAGGTCTGTATTCCGCGCGGTACGACGACGGCACAAGCTTCCGCAATATCAATCAGTGGATAGAGCTCGTAGTTGCGTGGGATCTCTCAACCGGGACGACGGCCGGTAGCTCGCTATGGCTCAATAAGACGCAGGATGATACTACGTGGACGGGCGCAATCGCTGCTTTCGCGACGAGCTTCAACAAGCTTCAACTCCGCGCGTTCGTAGGGACCATGGGCGGATACGATATTGCTTATGCAGAGTACTTCCCGAACTACGTCGTGACCGACGCCGAGGTGCAATCCGACTTTGCGAGCGTGACCTGCGATCGGATCCACTTCCCGATGGACGGACACGCGACCGGAACTGAGCGATGCGACGTGACGAGATTCGTGCAGAACATCGGAATCGAGAAAGCAATCGCCGACGATAGCACGGGCAAGCTGTGCGCAAATCGACTCGCACTACAGGCGCTTAACTTCAACGGCGAGTTTTCCGACGATCAGTATGCGGCATACAATCCAGAGCTCGACCAATTTAACGGGACCGCATCGCAACGGTACCTTCGGGATAACTGCCGTCTGTGGGTAGAGTCGTGGCACGGGTCGGACTTTGACAGCGAGTTCTCGGGGCACATCAGAGAAGGGTTCCGGCGCAACTCGCCGATGACCACTGCCTCGGTTGCGACTGTGGGCGCAACTGATCACGCCGGAGCGCTAGCTGCAATCAGGACCGAGGTAGCGCGGATATGGGAGGCGTGTAACCTCGTCGACGATATCGAGATCAACTCGCTCTTGCATCTCATGCTCCGCGAAGGCTTCCCGCGCGTGAGGCAGTACCTTGCCAACAACTCATTTGAGGATGCGACGATCACGGACTCCTGGGCGGCAAGCGGCGGGACATGGAGTAGACAGGCCGCGCCGCTTTTCGGCACGTATTGCGGTCGGCTTGTGCCAGGAGCTGGAACACAATACGTCTATCAGATCATGACGTTCACCGGGACGAAAAAGCTAAACGTTGGCGATACCTATACCTTCGCGGTGTACCTGCTTTCATCTGCTGCTGCCACGGGGGCGAACAACTGGATTCGCTTGCAGGAGGCCGACAGCGGTGGAGCAAACGATTCGACCGATTACGCCTACTCGCTGGCCGGCGGCGAGGGATGGGTACGATGCGACGTCACGCATACCGTGACCGATGCTGATAGCGATCGGCTGTACGTCTACGTGTCTGCTGCGGCCGGCGATACGGTAGACATCGACGGAGCGATGCTTATCGAGGGGACCGAGATGATGCAGGTGTTCCGCGAGTCGTCTATCAGGTTCGACGACACGGCTGCAAG